ATGTCCGTTCACATGATATATGTGTTATTAATCTTCATGCTGGACATAATGATGATATATATAAATTGGAAAATTATATTAATGAGTTTAAAAATAATATTAAGGGAGATATTAAGGGAGATATTAATGTGATAATAAACAGATTAAAAACGTGGGATATTATTATATTTGGCGATTTCAACGATGAACTTGTATCTCCAGAATTTAAACTATTTGGACGGACATTTAAGGGTAAAAATACGATTAAGACATGTTGTGATCCACAATTGAACCCCGACTCAAAAGGTATGAATGTTACTCGTGCTTATGATCATATTATGGTATCAACAATACAAAACAAAAGTGAAATAGAAACTGAAGTTTTACAACCAGACTCCCCTTCTTCTGATCATTTACCTCTTTTTGGAAAAATTGAAATTACGCTACAACAGCAACAACCTAATGCTACATCTTGCCCTGCTAGAAATATAAAACATAGTAATATTCTAGATAACTGTAAGCCTATTTCCGATGGAGGTTCGAAAAAAAATTATAAGGAACTGTTGTTGAAAATACACCCTGACCAAAACATTGGATGTAAAGATGAAGCAACCCATAAAACCCAATGTTGCACTAACTATTTCACTACAGGAAAGGAAGCTGTTGGATGTGAAAAAAGTCAGATTGATAAAATATGTATAATATCGGTTACAGGTAACAATGGTAATAACGCATGTTGGATAAATTCTGTAATATATGCATTTGTCTCAAATAAATCTATATTTAATAGAAAAAAACTAGATAAACTTAGAAAATTTATAGAACTAAAAAAAGAAAGTACACTTTCAAATAAATATGATAATATTTATAATAATATTTATAATAAACTATTTGAATTTCAAGATAATGTCACATCCACTCAATGGGATAACAGGAAATATGAGGAAATATATAATATATTGTCAAAAACAAATACATTAAAAGACAATATTCCTTATGGTCAATATAATAATCCCCTATATGTGTTTGATGTATTTTTAAAGTCTATAACTAAAAATGTTAGTGCTCGATATGCTATAAAATATGAACCAATCTATGCTAATAATTTAACTGAATTTAATAGAAGGGTAACTGAAAATGAAGATAATAATAAATATACATTAATTAGTTTCGTAAAATCTGATGATAAATGTACTAAAAGTAGTGATTATGGACATTTTGTGTCAGCATCACGTGTTTCAAATGATGAATGGATATATACTGATATGTTGATAGGTGGCACTAGTTCTGATTATAAAAAATTAAATGATCTTATTACCGATTGTGATAAGATATATAGTGAAAAGGGTTTGAGAAACGTATATATTTGTATTTTTGTTCGCAATGAAGTTTTTGGTATTAACAATAATAAACTTTGTGATTCTGATGGAATTATTGATATCGATACTGATACTGAATTTATTAATAAAATGGAAAAAATATATTCATCATATCGTACCGATCAGACTGGTGGAAATTATATCCAAGATTCTAAAAAAAGAGTTGTTAATGCTGCTACTAATGTTATTACTAAGGCTAACATTGTTGATGAAATAGCTAAACAAATTTACGTAATGGGGAAAAATTTGGATGGTAATTTGGATGGTTTAACAACTTCTATTAATAAATTTAATAAGTCCACTGATGAATTTAATAAGGCTGTTAATTATTTTAATGAAATCATTAAGAAGTATGAAAATCAATATAATTCTAATGTAATTAATGAGGCTAAAAATGAAGTTAATAAGGCTAAAAATGAAGTTGATGAGGCTAAAACTCGGGTTGCAAATAATATCAAAAATATAGCTAAATTAATTGGCGCGAGAGTAACTAGTACATCTAACAGAATTAAAAAGAGACAACAGAGGAGAAAAGTAATGAGTGATCTAAAACCTAACAGTGAAATACTGGATTCTATGGATGAAAGATCTACTAACAATGCTGAGAAAGTTACTAGATATTCTGAACTACTTCGCAATTGGGTTGATAAGGTTCCTAATGAAAATAAAGAAATGATGAAAAATTTAGCTAATAAAGCTAATACTAATTATAAAGATGCACAAAAGGCTGCTAAGGCGACAGGGGAGACTTCTCAGTCTAATGAGAATGAATATTTAGGACAGGTTGGTGGTACTACTTATTTTCCTGCTGGTCCTGCTGCTGCTGGCGCTCCTATTGGAGGTTATAGATTACCCGCTGGTATAAAATGTTTGAATAATAAGAATCAAATTGAATTGAAAGATGTTCTTAAAGATCATTATCTTACTAAATTGGCTGATTGGAATGTAATTCGTGATGATATGTTTTTTATTGGAAGTATTGAAGATTTGATAAATTTTTATCTTATTGTTGGTTGTTCTTATAATCCGGTTGTTAGTCAAAATAAAGCTGTTTATTCCAGTGAACTTGCAGCAGAACCAGAAGAAAAACGTTTGGGTGTTCAAGGTGGAGAAGCAATCTTTCAAGATATAAACTCCACTAATTTTACTTTAATGCCTTATTCCTATCCAGGTAAAATGGATGGAAACAGAGAAATTAAATCAGAAACTTTAGATACATTTTTAATAAAAACAAACACCGAATATTTTAATGGATGGAATTATGAAAATATTGGAAAAGGATTAGTATATAATTCTTGGAATTTTGGACCTTCATTTTATACAATTGGTACTAGTGGAGCTTCTTATCCAAATCCGAGTAAAGTCGAAGGTTCAGATCCTAAAGGAATTTGCCATCAACTTATTGACGAATTAAAAATTAATTCAGATATAACGAAAATAGCGACTGGAACAGGCAGTGATTTAGAAAAAACAATTAAAAATAATTTTTATTATCAAACTAGTTTGGCAACCCCTAAAATTATAAATTCCTATCGTCGCTTTCATAATATGCCAAGTACATATCAATTGATTTTAACACTCAATTATCTCAGAAACGGAGGACCTGCTTACTCAGATGGTAAAATTACTACAGAAAAACCACTTTTTGAAAATCCTAGTGCATCAGCACTTCATTTTGAAAACTTATTTACCTATTCCAATTCTCCCTTATATATTTTACCAAAAATAGGTACTGTATCTAACTGTAAAGGATGGGCTTTTATGGGAAATATGATGGGTTCCAAAGTTACTATACTAGATTCTACTGGTAAAGTTTCCCATGATGTCCCTGTTTTTAATGATTGGGAAATATTTTCTAACTCTTGGCTAAATGATATTACTAAAACAGCTGTTAATGAATTTGAAAGATGTTATCTCAATACACTCGTAAGTACATATAGTACCTATGATGAAAAAAGTAGAAAAGCTCTCAACACAATTAAAGAAAGAACAAAAACAATGGTTGAAAAAATATTTAATAAAATTCAAAAAATAATGGAAGAACTCATGATGAGTGGTAATCCAAATATTTGGCCTACATTTAATGATTTTAAAGTATCATATGGAAAAGATTTAGCAGATACTGGACCTTTATTTGACTCTAATATGTGGATTTGGGAATGGAATAAACAAGGTGATGACAAAAAAGGAATAATATACGAAACTATTCTAAATAATATTAGAAAAAATGCTGTCATTAAACATGACAAACTTAATGAAATTTTTATGGGTGGTTCCATTTTATCCGGACTACCATTAAAATTAGGAAATAATGATATTTTATCCAAAAAATTTAGTGAGTTAAAAAATACAGTTGATACGAAATATTATGGATATAGTGATGCTGTTTCTACAGGAATGCCCCTAAATACTACCAAAGACCAATACAAGATTTATAGCGCTAATAACCAAATTATAAATCCGAGTGCAAGTGTTCCGACAAATTATCTCAAAGATGATCCATTAACAGTTGCTTTTTATCGTTCCATTAGATTCCGTAAATTAAGTTCAAATTTGTTATCACATAGTCTTAAAAAAGTATTTAATGAGTTTAATAGACAAATTAGTGATTATTCAGAAGCTTTAGATGTTGCTAGACAAGAACATGAATATGAAATTCGAAGTGTTCTTAGAGATAAAGCACGTGCAGCTGTAGCAGCTGCTTTGGCAAGTAAAGATAAAGATCAATTAAAGCAAATAATTGAAGAATTAATTGACAAGATTGAAGCTAATGATCAAGCTGTGGAGCTTCTTGATAGACAACTACGTCAATATCACGATGCTGTTACAACTGGTAAACTTTCAGTTGGATCTGAAATAGCTAATAAAATTAAACAAGCCATTAAAGATTTAAATACAAAACTCAAAGAATCTGAGAATCAACGTGTTTATTTACAAATGATGATTGGATATATTCGTAAGTCAGGACAATTAAGCTCTAAAGAATTTGAAGCATTTGGTGTCAACAGATACAAAGAAATCGGTAAACATATCAATATGCTTAGAACTCAAAGATTACAAAAAGATATGATTTCTTTTAAGAAAAAACATCTATTTGGAAAATTCATGGCTGTGATTGTTAAAACATCTGAAACATCTGCTAAATATGAATTTATGCCTATATTGGCTTATGATGCTAAAGAAATGCCTAGTAGTTTTATGGCAAGTAAACGTGTTTCAAATAGACTCAAGAGTGGATATTATAAAAATATGATTCTCCTCGTAACTGAACATAAATCAAATATTGAAAAAATCAGTCAGTGGCGTTATATTACAGAAAAAACATATAATGCTTTAATGAAAATGAATGAAATCGAACGTATTAAAACTTTACTTGATAATTATAATATCTATTTCCGTGATAAATTAGGTGATGAATATAACAAAGGACATACCAACTCCGCTAATGAAATCCCTAAATCATTCAAACAACATCTTGGTGCTCTTTGTATTGGAAGCATAACTAAAGATAATAAGCCTGATAAAGAATTTGCTCTTGGAAATAATATGCAAGTAGGTGGTATCAATAAATGTGTACACAAATTCATAACTATGAATACTATCTTTTTATCTTTTGACTCTCAAATGATTGCTTAAAAAAAATAATTAAACACAAGTAATTAAAGATTGTATATATGTAATGATTAATATTGTATATATGTAATGATTAATATTGTATATATGTAATGATTAATATTGTATTTATCTATTATAACAGTATAGGTAAGGATATTGTTATAAATCTATCTATTGTAAAATAAGAAATATAAAATGAATACATCATTTCCAACATTAAATAATCCTACATTAATTCCTCCAAAAAATATTGGTAAAGAAACTAAAAGTGACAGAAATAATAGAAGTGGTAGAAGTAGTAGAAGTAATAGAAGTGATAAAGAAAATTCACAGAGGAATAATAAAGAAGCAAGAATTGAAAGAATGGAACATGAGAAAGAGGAAAAAAAGGCAAAAGCATTAAGTAAAGCTTCCTATCCACTTAATTCAAGTATCCTACAAGAGCTTATTGATAATAATGTGGACAAAACGCTTAATCTTTTGGAACAATTTTTTCAGAGTTCCAATACTGATGAATTAATGCGCACAAATTTAAAAGGAATCATAAACATACTTAGTGGAAAAAAAGAATTGTGTATTCGTGCTATCGAAAAAGTCGAAAAAATTCAAAATTTTGACTATGAAACGGATGCAAGTAGTTCTTTTTTTAGTATTGATACCTTTTTAAGATATAGAGACCCTGAACCAATTCGTTTAGGAAAATCAAAAGATGAACCTGATAAATACAAATCATTTATAATAATTTGTGATTTATTTGGTATTACTGCTGAACAATGTCTTGGTACATCACAATACGATTTGATACTTGATGATTCTAGTGCTGCAAGTCTAGGAATTAATTATAAAGGAAGTAATAATGTTTTAACTAATAAAGATATTGGCACTATAACTGTTCCAGTAATTAATGATATTAAGTGTGGAGAATCAATTCCACTAGCATATTATCGACAACTAAAATTTAATATTGCTGCTGTAAATAATAATGCTATTCAATTTATGGAAAGCCAAAGTGATGTAATTAAATACTGGGTATTGTTGGGTTGGTTGAATAAACAATTATCTCATAGTGGCACTAGTGAAACTATAAATAAACAAAAAGGTGGTAACAAAAAAATTGACAAACATGGCAATAAGAAAAAATCAGATGGTAATAGAGGTGATAGAGATGATAGCAGTAAAAAAAGAGAAATACCATCTGTAACTGGTTCACCTATCAACTTATCTGAAATTATTCGTAATGGTTCTGTATTCAAAACTAATCCATTGTATTCTTTACTATCAAAATCTGACCAACTCAGTAAAAAAACTTCCAAAAAAGATAAAAAAGATAAAAAAGGCGGTAGTAAATCAGAAAAGAATAGTGATAAAGGAAAAAATAACAGAGAAAAGAAGAAGAACTATGATCTTAATAATAATATTGAGAATTTCAGTAAATTTATGATACCATGTGAAGATTCCTATATCAGAGTTGGAAAATATATTGACAGAAATATTGATAAAAGTTTTACTGAACAAGCAAAATTAACTGGAGAAAAAGAATCTGACATTATCAAAATACAAAATATTTTGAGAAATCCAATAGTTACATACTATCTTTCTTATTTGGATTCTCATGATTCAGGTGCTAATAGTTCTGATAGAAAATTATTCAATCGCTATATGATTAAATCACTAGAAGGAATAAATTCATACTATTATGATAAAGAAGGTAAAATTGATACATATAAAAAAACCGATGTTAAAAAAGATGGATCTCCAATTCCAGCAGATAAAGTTGGAGATCTAAAAATAAGGAAAGTTGTTGGTAATTATCAAAATAAATTCAAAGACAACGATGAGATAAATAACCTAAATGAACGTCACTTCATAACTATATTTAAATTTTTAATGACCGAAAATAATTTTGGTAATCTTACTATTTATTTTCCAAATGAAGATAAAGCTGAAAACTCTCTCTTTAAAAAGGATGATAGTGCTTCAGATGAAATTGATGATACAATAAAACAGATAGTGTATGCATTAGTCAAACTTATCGACATGTCGGTTGTCAATATGGTCGGTCTGACTACGCGTATTTACAAAGATGCTTATGATGGTTCTATTCAAATTAAAAAAAATATGTTTGGTGATTTAATCGGAAATGGAATTATTAAAAATCAAATGGTTCCCAATTTATTAGGTTATTATTCATACACATACCAACGTTTTGATACTTTTGAAACTGAATTGCGTGAACGATATAGAGAAATTTTAGAACCACATAAAAAAGAAATAGTAGAAGACAAAGAAACTAATAATAGACGTAAAGAAAGATTAAATCGTAATGAGAAAAAAAATGGAAATCAAAATAATCGCGAACCAATTTATAAAAATAAGTTAAAAACAGAAAAAACATTTGAAAATAAACGTGAAAGACGTGATAGACAAGCAAATATTATTGCTAAACGTGATGGTTCACGTCAAAATAATAATAAACGTAATGAATCTCGCAATGAAAAAAAATATTTCATTGATAAAACACAATCACCATATACCCGTGCTCTTAAAATGATATCGAAACTTGAAGGAATGAGTAGCAAAAATCAGAAAATTGCTTATTTCCGACGTTTTAAAGAAAATGATCCTAAAGCATTTGAAGAATTTAAGAAAAATAAAATACTTATCCAATCTCTCAAAAACATAATTTAATTTCAGTGTTAATATTATAAAATAATAAATGATTAGATTTTGGCTATCATTTGTTGTTGAGTACGATTTTTAAGAAGAGTTTTTTCATTATTAAGTTTATATTCTCTTTTGACTTCCAAATAAAAAGGACAGTCATGAAGTTCATATAATCGATGATTACCACAAAAGTTGTTTGAACATTTAGGGCATTTACCTGTACCTAACAAAGGATTAACTTTTATTTTGCAGTCTGAAAAAGCGCATCTGTTTTTATTTTTGGTTTTTAATTTTATTTCGGATTTAAATGTGGAATCAGCCTCAGAAGAATATTGAATAGATGAAAGAGTTAATTTTTTGGTGATTTTTTTCTCTGTTAAATCTTCTAAACCGTGTACATGTTTGAGAGTTTTAACAAATGGTTCATTTGTGTCTAACTCACTCTTATTTTTGTTTTCTATATTGAGAGATGGAAGTGATTTGGATTTAGACAAGATATTCAAACTTCCACTAGGTTTATTACTCAGGAACATAATTTCAGTTGGACTATTTTTATCAGGAATGACATTATCAGCATTACTATCGCTATCTTTACGCCTTTCATTTGTTTTTTGCCCGTATTTTTCAAATATTTGTTCAGGAGTCATGGATTACTATAATATTGTACCTAATCTATATTAACAATAATTATTATCTTTATAAGATAAAGTATTTGTGAATCACTTTTTTAATCATACTTTGAGATATTTGGTCTTTCCGGTAATTATGACTTGACCAAGTTTGATACCTTTTTTAAGATTTTTAACTTGAGTGTATACCACGAAAATTGGTTCGTTGAAACTTTTATACTTAGAATACAAACGACATTGGAGAGCAGATTTATATATTTGTTGTTTAGTTGGTGTTGTAATTTCGTTAGTAGTTTCAAGAAAAAAATGTCCCGAAGGAAAATCATCCAAATGAAACCACCAATGATAAGGTTTGGCGGCATCTAATAATTCCCAATTTTCAGTATCTTTTTTACCCAATTTACCATTAAGTCCATATACATCAATTTCAATCATTGGTCTTGAGAATATAGTAAATATTGATTACTATATTCAAAGATTGGATCATTTTTAAGTGCGTCATCAAAAATCAATTGAATGAACGATTTAATTGTAAAGAATTAATCTATGTAATTAGTAAGAGAGACGTAATTAATACAACGGATAGTTCGAAAATATAACTCAATGTCTAAAACAATTCGTATAATTAAAAAAATAAAACAGAATACAAGTGAGTTAGAAGGCAAAAAAAAAGAAAAGAAAAGTGGAAGAAAAGACCCTTTACAGCAATATATAGTTCAAAAAATTGTTAGAATTAAAAAAGATGAGAATGCTAAAGGAATCAATGAAAATAATTCAGTGTTTGAAATCAATAATAGTAGTAGACTTAAAAGTGGACGTCTTAATTTTGTTCAGATTAATAAATTAGCCAACATGGCATCTGGAAAGAGTTCCAACGCCCCTTTAATTTTTTATTTTAACACAGACGACAATGATATTCAATATCTTCATTCCAATCCTAAACTTTGGCAACCTCCAAATGATTGGATGAAAGAATTTAGTCCTCTTTCAGGTACTGAACCTCCATATGATCCTAAAAAATGGAATGAGAATCCCAATATTAAAAATAATCATAATTGCTATGCTTACGCAATGGATCATGT